TAGCTATTTCCTCCAGACTCATCCCGACTGCTCTCGCTCTGCGAACGAGTTCTACCATAGCGAGGGCTCTCTCTTCGTTTATCATTTGTAGATCCCTATGTCTGGTCTTGGGCAATCAATATAATACATCTGGGTCGAGTACGCAAATAAAAAGGGAGGACTATACCAGGCGTCCTGCTAACTCTCCCGATATAGCCCTCCCCTTGTCACTGCTACTTCACCTGCTTAGAACCCGCAGATCTTGCGGAACTGCTCCGCGAAGTGGGGCTCGTCCTGCGACCACTTCGCCAGCTCCTCGCGGTCTTCCGGCGGTGTGTCTGCCAGGAGTACCCGAAGGATCTGTGCGGCTGCGACGTCAGCGATTTCCGTGTCGGAGATCTCAGTCTCCAACGGGAACGGCCGATCGCCTGCTGGTGATGCGAGTTGCTTTTCCATTGTACCACTCCCATGTGTAAAGTAACTGCTGGGGACTGCCCATCCTCCTAGGGATGAGCGCTGACTGGTACTGCTACTCCCGGCAAGTCAGCCACTGCCGAGTCCGCGAAGCACCAGCGCCAGGTTTCGCCTGGCTCAAACGATCTGATCACTGGGTGCTGCACGCTGCGAAAGTGCTTCGTCGCGTGCTTGTTCTTGCTGTCGTCACAGCATCCAACGTGACCACAGGTTAGGCACAGGCGCAGGTGAACCCACTGATCGCCTGTCGCTAAACACTCCTCGCAGCCCTGCGGAGTTTTTGGCTTCGGTTCCGCAAAGCGGTACGACTCCGCGAGGTGGGGACAGCCTTCTTTCACTCAACCCTCCCGCGTTTAGGGGAACTGCACCAACGGAGAAAGCCTCGTCGTGCTGGTTAGGGTGAAGTTGCTACTGGGCTCTTGGCCAGATACAGCCAAGTGCGGCTTGTCCTTGCTCCGCAGTCCAAAATGCTGTCAGCCCAGCACCGGGTCTGCCATTCATAGTGACTTCCACATGGCACGCCCCCGGCCCTACCAACTCCGCAAGATCTTCACACGCCGTCATCGCCATTAACTCGCACGATGGCAGCGTGCCTACCTTGCGGTACTTTTCCTCGAAGTACCCTTTGACCTTGAATCGGTCAATAGTGAATCCTTCAGGGGTCAGCTTGGTCGGGTCGCAGATGATTCTCACATGGTACGCCATCTGCCGCTCCCCTTTGCCTCCACACTGGAAGCTGTCGTCTTCGACTTCTCCAATGGTGAAGGTTCCAGGCATCTCTAAGTCCAAGTGCTCGAACATACTAACACTCCCGCGTTTAGATGGGGACTGAGCACCGGCACTTCGAGGCTTCCTCCGTCGGTTGTCAGAGAACCACTCCGAGGATCGGGTTTACTCGATCCCCGAAATGTGCTGAAATATACACAATCTCAACCCACTCACGCAACACAGGTGGTTCAACTCGCAACCGTGTGCCAAGGCGTTCCTACTTCCTAGTCAGTCTGACTGCCTATCCAGGTGGGTTGTTCCGCGCCAATTCACTTCCCTCTTCGCGTCGCAGAGGCTCTTCGCCGCGGCGAGTTCTTCTCTGTGGTGTGTGTGTGTGTGTGTGTGTGAGATGATACTAAAATGAAAAACTCACACTACTCTAAGTGGCTCTATCAACCAAAACACAACCGACCTAGTTGGGCAGTCAGACTAACTAACCAACAGGAACCACTCGTGGGCGGTGTTAGTGCGTTCTACGCTTGGAACTGACGACTGCCGCTGCTGTTCACTTCTTCCATCAGCGCCAGCACCTTCGTCGCTAGCGACATCTCCAACTGCTGAGGCGCCAGCTTGACGAATGATCTGTGAAACTCCCTGCGTGGGGTATCTTGCAGGAACGTCGCTAGCAGTGCTGATACTAGCAACTCCACTTCGTCGTTGCTCAGTGTGAGCGTGTGCATCTGGTCTCCCGTGTGAGCGGTGGAACTGCAACTACTTCTGCGCGAACTTCATCCACGCCACTTTCAACTCCTCAGGCGTGGCGTAGTACTCGTCCTTCGGCCCAGGTCCATACTTCGCCTTCGGCTGTTCGATCTTCAGCAGCCATCTCACAAGCCGCGTCTGCAGCGACTTCATGTCATGGTCCTGTGAGTCGAAGTACGCATCTCTCGAGACGCGCTGTCCAGCGACGCGAATCGAAGAACCGTCCTCCGTCTCCAAGATGACGCCTGGGAAGTTCTCCTCGAACTTCGAGACGTTCGTCATCTTGATGAGTGGAACGGGTCCAGAGGTCCGTCCGTACTTGTGGACGATCTCAGTTACGAAGCTGAACCCGAAGTCTTCCGGCTTCGCGACGATCTGTTCAACCGTCAACGGAGCCTTCACAACTGCGGCGGTGTTCGTTGCCATTGTGTGTCTCACTTTCTGTGGTTGTGGTTAGTGTTTCATTGCGAAGCACCACCGCCCACGCGGTTCCCATGTCACTTCCCGTCCCACCTGGGTGCGCGATTGGCTGGTTTGCGGCGTCTCGGACAACCGACGTTTTCACGCCGCAGGGATCGTGCCAATCTCGTTCCGGCCCGTGTTTGCGGGGTTCGGTTGCGCCGCGTGTGTGTTGCGGTCGCACCAACATGGTATCGCATGTCCCGTGCCACGACGTAAGTTGTTACACACCAACATGTTACGAAAAGATGTCACCAAAAGTGGTCGTGCATCTTGCACGATTTATTGCATCTTGCAAATGCCACGACGGTGACGCGACGACGTCGCGAGACTGTCGCTACGCATAATTATGCAGCGCTATGCATAAACATGCATGTCGTGACAGTGTATACTCACTGTCGTGACGGTGTAGCTGTCACTACACTGTCGCAACACTGTCACGACACTGGCGCCTACCCCGAAACAGAGCGCGGAGGACCAGCGCCATGTGCTCAACTTTACGCGCATGTCTGAAACGTCAAAGGGGGTGCAAACCCTGAAAAGCATTGAGACGAGTGTCAAACCATAACATCTTGGGCTGCGCCGTACTTGTCCGGGCCGGGACAAGAAGCTAGGAAGGACTCTACGATAGGACGCTAGCTACGTGGAGTGCCCACGCTTCGAGGAGGGCTACCTCTGCCGCTTCGCGAGTAGGAAAGAGCTCTAGGAACTGCTTCCCTATAACAGCTAGGAACTGGCCGGTGGAAAGAGAGACGACATGGCGGGAGCGATGCAGAGCTCTATGCTGTAGTGTGGTTACGGAAATAAGGTTACTTCTCGTATTATAGAGTGTGTTCTCATTGAGGTGATGAACTTCTAGCCTGGGAGGCGGACGGCAGATCATTCGGTGCATGTAGACACCTCTTGCTCGTCCCCAAGAGTAGCTGTTCTGAGCGTATAGGTTTCCTCCTCCCTTCCTAACTATATGCCAGGATAGTTGAGATATAGAGTCCCAGTCTTCGTCGTCTACAGTAGCAGTAGCGTAGCCGCGGTAGCTGCCGCCCATCTGAATTAGTTTAGTCATTCTATAACATACCATATCTAGTCCGAGTTGTCAAGTCGGGTTTCCTCTACCGAACTCCTATTTTGATCTGCGCCCCAGATTCATTAAGTTGCGACATTCTGGGGAAAGGTGTATAGAGTGTGGGGAAGAGGGAAACCATGTCTCGGCGGGATATCTTTCGGACCATTGTCCCTGGACCGAGAGTCAAGATGGCCGCGAGGCTGTATGCGAGCGGTGCTGTGCCAACTAAGAAAGAGGCCTGCAGGGCTGTTGGCCTCTTCGAGAACTACTTGAGTATACTTCAAGTGTCGGGCAACCCTGAGGTCAACAAGATTATGAGTGAGGTTGACCAAGCGATAAACGACGAGACCGTGGCGCTGTCGAAGGTGATAGCGCTGATGAGTCGTAGGGCGGCAGGCCGAGTAAACGAACTGATCGACTCCCAGAATGAGTACATCGCGTTGAGGGCGTCGAGTGATGTGTTAGATCGCAACCCGCAGTCAAGCAAGACCATCAAAGCATCAGTCACCACTCTCCATCTCGACGGGCAGGATGTGCGAGAGCTTGCTAAGGCACTCGTCGCTGGCGCGAAGACTAAGGAGCAATTCGCGGCTGTTGCCGCAGGTGACTTCGTCCGAGTGAACACTGAGGAGGCTGTCAATGGCGAGGAAGCTCAAGCACCAGCGGACAATCTCAAGGGCCATCTCGAAGGCGGCGAAGTCAGGCTCAGGCCTGTCGGGAGCGCCGAGAGCGGGCTTTCGCAAGCCAAAAGTGGGGACGAACAAGGGGCATAAGAATCGCCCTGGATACGGAGGACTGTAATGGCTAGGAAGAAGCGTAAGGCCTCTGTGCGCCGAGCGGTGCATCACGAGATCATGCAGCACGCGGAGAAGGATACGCCGTCTTGGCCCGAGCATCAGGAGCGCGCTCGATCTGAGGATCAGAGCTTCACGGCACCGCCCCCTGGCAAGGCAGTTCACCCTGACATGGCGCGGTCTATGGCAATGGCCCCTTCGGGCTTACGGGATGCGATGGTAGGCAGGTCGCGGCGGAGGAAACGTGGCTAGACGACCGAGCCGTAGCAAGATCTATAAGGAGATCCTGGGTCGCTCGAAGACGAGCAAGAAGCCGATCTTCAAGCTGCCAAAGTCTCCTGGAGGCAAGAAGGGCCGCAGACGGAGCGCATCGTACTAATGATGCTGCCGCCGAGAGACCTGCCGCGTCTGGACGACAACATCGTTCGGGAGCCGGAGGATATACGGAGAGACGTGGCAGAGGCCGCGACTCGTAACCTGTATATCTTTACCACAGGCGTGTTGGGTTACGCGGACCTAACTGAAGCCTGTCATGGACCACTATGTGCGTGGCTAGATGGCAACCCGTCGCGTTACAAGATGGTCCTCCATCCTCGCGGCACGTTCAAGACAACTATCAACATCGGTCGCGTGGTGCAGAAGATATGCCAGAACCAGGAGAACAGGATCCTGCTGGCGAACGAGACTGCTACCAACGCGCAGAGGTTCCTCTCAATCATCCGTCAGCACGCCGAAGGCAATAGGCGTTTCCGTACGCTTTACTCACACCTGATCCCGACCGACTCTAAGCGCTGGTCGCAGGAGGAACTGCTCTTCCTCCGCCGTGGCGTCTACGCCGAGCCGACAGTTGACTCGATTGGTATGACGGGCGCTATGACGTCTCGGCACTACACTCACATGACGTTTGATGACTTGATATCTGAGGAAGCTGCTAAGTCTCGTCTCGTCATGGACGACACGATCAGTCGCTTCGCGAAGATTCACTCCCTCATGGTCAACCCAGAGATCGACACCTTCGATCTGGTCGGCACACGCTGGGCGTTCTACGACATCTACGCATACGCGATGCAGCGATTCGGCAAAGACCTTGCCCGCTACATCCGTGGCGCGATTGAAGATGGCGAGTCAATATTCCCTGAACGCCTGAGTCTCACCAAGCTCGCTGAGATCCGCAACGATCCGATTCTTGGCGGTGAGTATAACTTCTCCTGTCAGTACATGAACAACCCTCGAAACGTCCAGCTGCAAGACTTCAACGTTCAGGACTTGAAGTTTTGGCGTTGGGGGGCAGACGAGGAGTCAGTTGTTCTGTTCAGCCGTGAAGGGGAGATTGAGAAAGTCCTGTCGGTGAACGATCTCGACATCACGACAACTGTCGACGTTCGGTACGGCGACAAGACCTCCAGCGACCGCGATGCAGTAGTCACTGTTGGCACAAGCTCCGATGGCGACGCTATTGTCCTTGAGAGCTGGAGCAAGCGCAGCAATCCACTCGAAGTCGTCGCGCATCTCATCTACCTCATCCGACGTTACCATCCTCGCGCCTTCGGCATACAGAAGGTCGGGTATGAGATGTCGCTCAAATACCACTTGCAGGCTGAATGCGAGAGGCATGGTCTGTATGCGTACGTCGTTCCCGTTAAACCTGGCGGACCTGGCAAGCCCCACGTCCGTGGTCTTCAGCCCGTTGCTGCTACAGGCCACCTGTACATACTACCCACACAACACGGCCTGCGCAGCCAGCTGTCCGAGTACCCTCTTGGTCGATACGACGATGAAGCCGACGCACTTGGTCTTCAGACTCAACTCTGGCGCGGCCTCCTGAGCGCGGAGCGAGTGAGGAAGTATAAGGAGTCCGAAGCTCGCATCCTGCGGCGGATCGGCAACTCCCGATTCAGTCCTGCGGACGCGGCGGAGATGACTCCTTCCCAGCTCGAAGACATGGGGTACGACCCTGAGGATGGCCGCTACGGCGACTTCCAGGAGATCTCCTTTCAGTGACTAGCCCTCTACCTTTCCTATCCCAGGGGCGTGAGAAGACGCACGTCGATCCGCTTGTAGCCCAGCGAGTCGGAGGTCTTGGCTTCTTGGACACGCTAGCTGCGCTAGCTGGGCGGCCGGAGTATGTGATGGACGCTGGCTGGCCGCCAGGACTTCGCGGCTCGAACTACATCAACCTAGGGCCAGATTCCATAACACTGCGGACGAGCTACCCGAAATACAAGCATGTTCCTCCGTCTCCGGAGAACTTCAATCTTGGGATCGAGACGTCTCGCGGAGTTCCGGTATCGCAGCAGGAATCCCGCTTCGTTCTCGCGCACGAATACGGGCATCGTCTGTTCCATACAGGCTACGGCATACGGAGTAAGTATCTCAAGATCGCTAAGACTGACAACGTTGGTGAAGCGTCAGAAATGTTCGGCCGTGAGTTCAGTCTTGCGGTGCAACGGCGACTCAACCCAGATCAGTTTTCTATGATCATGGAAGGGCGGAAGTGGCCAGACACTCCGACGAGCCGCTACGTCGACTCGGTAGTAGAGCAGCATTGGAAGAAGATACACGCGGCTGCACATCCAGATATCGGAGCTCAAAAGTGATTTGGCTCGTGTTGGCCCTGCTGCAAGGCCGCTACTACTGGCCCGAGACTGTTCACGCGCTAGCGCACGGCCGAGTGGGGCACACGCACGTTACGACTACTGGGTCTGTCATCAAGATCAGGCATGAACTGGACGGGGATACTCACCTCTGGATTCGAGCTGGCGTTGACAGCTTGGTGCTAGAGTGTATCCCAAAGCTACCCTGCCCCGCCGTTCAGGTGGGTCAGATCGTCGCCCCAAAGGGCATCTACCGCTTCGACATGGAGCATAAGTGGTATGAGATACACCCGGTCGAACAGCTCACGGTCTCTCCATGATCGTGTTCCCTTGTCCGAGCCTGGACAAGTTAAGACCAGCCTCTCTAGTCATTGCCCAAATGAAAGGGCTCTTGACGAAGAGGAAGACTGGGAAGATGACGAGGTGCGTATTTCTGGTTGCGTGGCGGAGGCTGAGGAATGAACTCAATAGAACACCCGAGTACCAGCAGTTCCGACTGGTGGTCCTTTCACGGGATCATTACACTTGTCGAGGTTGCGGCAGGTACTCTCGTACTGTGCATCATCGTAGGAGGGTGGCTCGTTGCCCTAGCCGCGCTCTTGATCCTGATAACGGCGAGGTGAGGTGTACGGAGTGTCACGAGAAACTTCACTCATGCTTGAGGAGGGCGTCTTGAGCCCGAACATCGGAGTGATTCTCTTCACTGCTATCGAGATAGTAACGATGCTCGCATGGCTCGCGCTCGTCATGGCTGGCTATGGCGTAGCTGGCTTCATCGTGCTGGTAGTCGGCCTGTATGCCGAGCACGTCGTGAGCTACAACGTCGGCACGGGTCAGCCGTTCTTCCGCTTCCCGCCGAGGAAGCCATAGTGCCGCTCAAGGGCTCGGTAGGAGAGCGCATACGCGAGTTTCATAAGGGGCCGACTTATCAGCACACGCTCCATAAGTTCGGCAAGGATCGCGCTGACGCTCAAGCGATCAAGGTCGCATACGTCTCGAAGTCTCGCAAGAAGCGGAGGAAGCGTTGATTAGCGCGACGGCGGCTACGCCTCAGTTCGCCGCAGGCCTGCTACTGCAGAAGATAGCCGATGCTTTCGGACGGCTGGAGGAACTTACACCGATGGCAGTGATGATGCGTAAGTCAGTCTCGGACCAGGTGTACGTTACTCCGCTAGCCCTCTACAAGCTGGCAGGTGAGCGATGAGTAGTTTATCAGCGGGCAGCTGCCTCCACCAATCCAACCCTTTACAGCGGGGCTGGTACCGTCACTATGCCCGTCTACGGTGCACCGCAGGGCGCGTTGACAGGGCGCGAATGAGTAGACTATGACTATGCCCCCGCCTCCGAGTGATATGGAGTTCCGCTTTGGTGCTCCCAAGCCGGGCGGCTCTGCAGAGATAGACGCTAAGGGCATCGTCACGGAGAACCCATCTCCTGACTCAGAGAAGACTCCTGTCCGCGCTAGGGGTGAGCTGCCACCAGCTATCATGACAATCTCGGAGGACACTGAGGCCCGCCTGAAGACTTGGCTGGATCAGTGGATACTCGACCTTGAGTCAACTTACTCCGATCTCCAAGACGACTGGGCTGCGCAGGAGATGGCCTATCGTGCTCGTTCTCCAGACACCCTCCCGTTTGAAGCCTTCAAGGGCGCGAGTCGAGACGTTGTGCCTGTCGGCGCTATGCACGTCGATCCGATTCACGCTAGACTCGACATAGGGATCTTCAAACAGGATCCCGTGTTCAGCTTCAAGGGTCTCCGCAAGGACATTCTCCCACTCATGCCCGCCGTCCAGGCGTTCGTGGACAAGTACCAGAAGAACTACCTCAAACTCCGCAAGGTCTCATCACCTCGGCTCCTTGAGTGTGTGAAGCACGGGACGATGGTCTTCAAAGTTGTTTACGACCGAGACGAGTTCGAGGTCCTTCGCTACAGTTCCGACTTCAAGAAAATCGACAGAGTTCCGCAGGTACGCTTCGCGGGGCCGCGAGTCTTTGGCATCCATCTAGGCGACTGTATGTTCCCGCCGTTCTACGAGGACGCGAACGACTGCCCTATCATTATCGAGCGTCAGCGGACGACTTATGAGAAGTTGAAGGAACTCGAAGCTACAGGCAAGCTCGCTAACGTCGAGGCTGTGCGAAGCCAGACGAAGGTTGGCGATCGCACTAAGATTGAAGATGCGCGTGAACGCACTGGCAAACACGCACTTCGCAGCATGTACGATAACGAGATCAAGGTATATGAGATCTGGTGCGACTTCGCTATTGACCCGACGAAACGCACGGTGGACCATCTCATCATCACCTATGAGCGTGACACCCGCACGTTCCTGCAGCTCCGGCTGAACTGGTACTTCCATCAGCGCAAGCCGTTCGTCATCGTGCCTTTCACGATTACTAACGACTCCATGCTCGGCCTTGGTGTTATGGAGATGTTGAGACCTATCCAAGACTCCATCACCAACTGGCAGCGCATGGCTCAGGACAATGCCTACTTAGCGAACATTCGTATGTTCATTGCTAAGAAGAACTCTGGCATCGAGCAAGTGCCGCGGCTGTATTCAGGCAAGACGTTCTTCGTAGACGATCCGACGAAGGACTTCATTCCCTTCGCGTCCGCAGACATCTACCCGTCCACACTTGCGGAACGCCAGAACCTCTTTGGCCTAGCGGAGAAACGCACAGGTGTCAGTGACTACTTGCAGGGCCGCGAGTCACCGATCATTGGTACGAGAGCTACTGCTACAGCTACGCTGGCACTCATCAAGGAAGGCACGCAGCGCGTCGAGGAGGTTCTTGAGAACGTCCGTCAGGGATACGACGAGATCATGTTGCTGTGCATCTCGCTCTGGATTCAGTACGGAACTGGTGGTCTCGAGGACTTGCTCTTTGACGATGACGAGATATCCAACAACGTTAAGAAGTTCTTCGCTGCGCTCAACGAGCAGAATGTTAACGGTGCGTTTGCGGTTGACTTGACGGTTACAGACGCTTCGACTAACCGGCAGGCACAACAGCAAATGCAGCTGTCGCTAATCCAGGTGATGATGCAGTACCTGGAGAAGGTCATTCAGCTCGGCGCTGACGCGCTGATGGCGAGCGCACAAGGGATGCCGCAGTACGGCGAGATGGCGAAAGAAGTCATGGCGGCGGCTCGCGCCATGTTCAAGGATCTGATTCAGAAGTACGACATTCGCAACTGGGAAGATTACCTCCCCGACTTGGAGAAATACCTTGGACAAGGACAACAGACTCCCGCTGCCGGACAAGGCAACGGCGGAGGTCCTCAAGGACGAGATAGTGGACTTGGAGGGGAATCGGGCGTACCTGTTGGTACTGGGCCGGCTCGAAGCCCTAATCTCGCAAGGCCAGCGACTCCTGGAAGCGGAGGCGGACATCCTGTCCTTCCGGCGTCTACAAGGGCAGGTTGAAGGTTACCGACGAGCTCTTAACATGACTTCTGAAATGAAGAGGGAGATAGATGAAACTGACTATGATAAGCAGGGATGATCTAGTCTATCTCGCCGCTTCTGTAGACTGTGACGGGTGCATAGGCGCGTACGCAAAGAGGTCGGAGCAGTACCAGATCGCCGTCGTAGTGACTAATACCAACCCGGTGCTGCCGTTGTGGCTAGAATCGGTGTTTGGCGGTAGTATCGCTAACGGAAGGAAACGCGAGAGAAGGAAACCGTCATACGACTGGTGGATAACAGGAGACGCAGCTGTTCGGCTACTCGACTTAGTAACTCCGTTCTTGAAACTGAAGGCGGAGCAGGCTAAGATAGTTACGGCGATGAGGACTCTGCAGGTGAGGCTCGGGCATGAGAAGTCGGCGCCGGTTTTGAGAGTTCTGAAGTTTAAGCTGTCCGATCTAAACAGGAGAGGAGAAGTAGCGTAATGGGCGCGAGCGCAATTCCAGGGACTGGCGAACAGAAGACTGATCGCGACGTTCTTCGCGAAGCCCTGAGAGAGGAAGTATACCTGGAGGACGTTGACAAGACCCTCAAGGCGCAGCAGGCGAGTGACAAGGCTGCTGCGGACGAGGCGGAGCTGAAGAAGAAGGCTGACGCTGAGGCGAAGGCGCGTGCGGAGGCGCAAGCGGCGTTGCCAGACGATCCGAGGATCAAGGCTCTTTCAGAGGCACTTCGTATCAGCGAGGAGGCGCGTCAGCGGCAGAAAGCGCTGGCGGATCAGATCAGCGCACTACCTCCTGCGGAGGTCACGAAGGAGCCTACTGCCGAGGAGCTGAAGAAGCTGTGGGACGAGAATCCGCTCGCAGCTATCGACGCGATGCTGGACAAGCGAGAGAAGGTGTTGACAAGAAACATCGACGCTCGTCTAGGCGGGCTTGCAGCTAGCACCGCATCCAGCGCGCGCGATGCTGCTGAGCGGAAGTATCCAGACGAGTTCAAGATTCTCGCTAAGGAGATCGACGACACGATAGCGGAGCTGAAGAATCCCAATCTCTCCACGATGAAGAACTGGGACGACTTCATTGCCTATGTTCGAGGCAAGAACTTCGATAAGGTCGTCAAGGCCCGCGAGGATCGGCTGAAGGAAGAAGCAGCGACAGCGGCGAGGACAACGCAAGTCGCAGCCGCAGGCGCTCACGCTGGATCGCAGATCAGACCGCCGGCGACAACTGTCACTGGTGATCTGGACGACACTGAGAAAGAGATTGCTCGGGCGCTGAACCCCGGACTGAGCCCAGACGCGGCATATGCTGAACACAGGAAGTGGAAAGGAGTCGCAAGGTGACGGAGCCAGCGAAGAACGAACCGGAGCAGCCGACTACGAAGTCAGACGTCAAGGCGGCGCTGAAAAACCTCACTGACAAGCTGAACCGTCAGGAGGGGCAGAAGCGCTCTGGCGCCAGGTCTCGCACGCCGAAGGGGCGGATGCTGGACGCTCGCGCTATCGAGGAGAAGGATCCGGCGCACTACTACCGGTACGAGAATACAGACGATCCCGGCAAGATGCAGGTGAAGATGGACGAAGGCTTCGAGTCCGTGCCGGAGAAGGAGTGCGAGGAGGCAGGCGTGAGGGCACAAGTTGGTGAGCTGCGCCTCATCCGCCAGCCGATGGAGGATCACGAGGAAGACGTGAGGGCGTCGAAAGAGTTGAATAAACGTCGTCTTGAGGCACACAAGACAGAAGTGCGGCAAGCAGCCGAATCGGTGCAGAAGGAGCTGCGGGACAAGTACGGGATGGACGTTCCGCTAAACAGGCTGCTAGTAGATGAGTAGCGAGTAAGGAGGAGCTGTGTCTCAATTTCCAGCAACTCTTACTCACAGTTCGTCGCAGCCAGAGTCCAGAAATGCGGAGTATACGTTTCTTAGCACGGATACTTCGCAGCCTGGCGATCTGGTGTTTTTGGACACGGCGGATAACAACGTCAAAAAGTGCGGAGCCAACCCAGCGCTGATTTTGGGCATCTGTCTTGGCTACGGTCCGTCAGCGACGAACCTCACGAGCGGCGGCATGAAGCCAGAGCCGTACGGCACGAACAGGGTGCCGGTGGCAGTACTCACTGGCGACGTGACTGTGAGTCTGAGCAGCACGACTGTTCCATCGGTGGCGTTCTTGGCGCGTTCACAGGACATAGTGAATACGACCATCACTGGTGGAGCAGGCATCAGGTCGTTTTGGCAGCTTGCCGCTACGACCGCGAACACGCGCGTTAGGGTAATCGACATAGATATCGTGAACGGTATCTTCTTTGTCCGATTCCTCGACGCAAACCTGCAGGCTCTCGTAAGCTAGGAAAGGAGCTACAGTATGGTAATGGTTCGTGGCGCCTTTTCGAACTTACTGGCGCCGGGATTCAGGAAGATCGTCTTCGAGACGTACAAGGAACGGCCAACCGAAGGCGACAAGTGGATCAACATGAACAAGTCGCAGCGAGCGTATGAGGAAGACTTCCCCATCGCTGGCTTCGGCACACTGTTGACCAAGCCGGAGAGTGGGGCTGTATCGTACCAGGACGCGATTCAGGGAGTCCTGAAGCGCTACATCTGGACTACATACGGCCTTGGCTTCAGGATTTCCGAGGAGATGATGGAAGACGATCTGTACGGCATCATGGGGGCGAAGATGTCCAAGGCCCTCGGCCGTTCAGCGAGAAACAACTTCGAGGTCGTTGCCCACTCCGTGTTGAACAGCGCGTTCGATACGACGGTGACTGGCTTCGAGTCGGGTGTGTCGCTGTGCTCAACAGCGCACGTCACACTTCGTGGGCTTACGCAGTCGAACAGGCCAGGGACGGACACGGGAATCTCGTTGCCCGCTGTGCAGGCCGCGATCGAGGCCTTCCACGCGCTCAACGACGAGTCGGGCCTGCCCGCCATGTTCATCCCGAGGTACGTTGTCTATAACCCGGCTGACCACTGGATCGTCAATCAGATCCTGAAGTCGGAGAAGTTGCCGGGCGGGAACCAGAACGACATCAACCAGCTGAATCGTGAGGGGCTGACGCCCATGCTGTCGCATTACCTCACGATCGGCACAGGCTGGTACATCATCGCGGATAACCACGATCTGAACTACTTCGATCGTCGTCCGCCGAGACTAACGAACACCGATGACTTTGAAACCGGAGACGCGAAGTTCAAGCTGACCCGGCGGAACGGCTCGGGGTTCGGAGACTGGCGCGGTATCTACGCGTCGCAGTAGTAAGGAGGCTTGAGGGGGCTCCGGCCCCCTTGAGTTCTAACTCATGCCTCTAGGCTCGATCAAAGGCTCATCGTATCCGTACGTGAGCAACAGGGCGTTGACTACAACTCGCCGCGGCATCCAGCGTGGCGGGTCGCTGGTCTACCATCAGAACTGGGCAAACCCGACGGCGAAGGTCGCTAACGGGTTGCTCACAGCTACCGCAGGTCCGAACACTGCTACGATCACGCCGGCGTTGAACGGGTCGCTGACGTCGGGCGGAGTGGGGACACTACTCCCAACGTTTGGTCTGTTCACCGGCGGCAGGAACGTAGTGGTCACAGTCACACACGCCACGTCGATTGTAGCGGAGAGCGGCGTCATCACTGGTATCGACGTGTACGGCGTGAGGCGCACCGAGGCGTGGAGCGTCACAGCAACAGGCACGTCGAAGACGTACGTCTCGAAGACCGCTTTCAAGCAGGTGTTGTCAGTCTCGATTACGGCGGCTACGGACGCGTCGGCAGATACGAACACTGTAGGAGATGGAGACATACTGGGACTCGACGTGATCTTGCCAGTCGCACTTGGGCTGACAGGCACGGCGCTGAAGGAGGTCGTTGCGGCAGCGCTCGTCACGACAGGCGTGATGGTCGCTGGTGGCATTACGATCTCAGCCGCAGGCGTTATCTCGATTACAGCTAACGCTGATCCCAGGGGCACGTACGCGCCGGCAACAATTCCCAACGGAGCGACCACATATGACTTGTGGTACGTCTCCGACATTCCCGAATACAGCGGCGGCGCATAATCTTGTCCGAGTCTGGACAAGGGAGCGTATGAGAAGACTGTTGGCGGTAGGAGTGATTGGCGCTTGGGAAGGCGAATGGCAGGCCGTTCAGGGCAACGAGCGGTCTGTCTCAGCTGCTCCTATCGGAGATGGGGAGAGGGTGTACCTGGAGGTCGCATCTGGCGACTCTGTCGAACAGTTCGAACTTTCAGATATACCCTTTCTTCTCCGCTTGGCTAGAGAGTCCCGCTACCGTGTGGTTAAGTATGGTAACGGCGTTGATGTACCACTTGCCACGACAGTAGAGGTGATACTCTCAAATGGCTCGCTCAATCCATGACCTAGGCACCCTTAGCATAGCGAACGCTGGAACTGTCAGCAACGCCCTCAGCGGTGCAGGCGTCGTCCAGGCGGCCTTCGGCGCGTTGAATATCTTGATGATTTTCACTCCAGCTACGCTGCCAGAAACAGTGAACATCGAAGTTGCTCCAGTCATAAGCCCACAAGCGGCTGACTGGAAACGCCTGCAGTGGCAGCCAGGTACTGACGTGACACTGCCTGCGGGCAAAGCTGTTAACATTCCACTCGTCAGCGGATTCAAGGCACTAAGAATCGTCTCGCAAGCCGCGGTGGCAGCGCAGCGGGACTTCCGTCTGCTAGTGCAGATTGACGCGGACGCAGGTGTCTGATGGCGAAACAGTGGACTGAGCTGGAGAAGCTAACGATTCCCAAAGGAGAGCGAAGGTCGAACTCGACTTCGCTGCATCCCAAGACGGGAACCGTAGCTACGATCACAGTCTACGCACCGCGCAGAGGCGACGCATTTGTTCACGTTAGTGCAGATGGGGAGAACTTCTCTCTATTCCGACATAGAGGTCACGCCGTAGCCGTTGACGCGAACTCGGCGTGCGACATACCACTACCGGCCTGCAAGTCGATGTTGCTTCAGACTAACGCGGACGCAGAAGAAGATCTTGAGTTCCGCGTACTGGCACTACTGGAGGTTGACTAATGTCTATAGCCGCGACTGATCTACTCGCGTACAACTGTCTCAACAGAGTGACGGACGACACGTCAACTGCTGGTGGTGACATCTCAGATACCACGGCGGCTGGTGCGACTGACAAGGGCATCAGACCGACGTACACACAGTGGTCAGCCAACGCTGTCCTTGCTGCAATTTCAACTTCTGCGTCGGACACGCAGAACTTGACGATAGATGGTCGGCTATCCACCGGAGCGACAGCCTCTGAAACCATCACGCTGACAGGCACGACGGAGAAGCTCTCGACGAACACCTACGAGCGCATATTGGACTTCTTCCTGTCCGCTGTAGCAGTCGGTTCTATCTCGATCAAGCAAGGCAGCGGTGGCACGGTTCGCTATACCATCCCAGTCGGCGAAGCTGGAGCGAGTGCCTGCTTCAAGCGTAGTGCGTCGGCAGCGGGCATCGTCATTCGGTATGACTTGATCTACTGGAAAAACACTCACGCGACGCTGACGCTGAACAGCGGGCTGATGAGACTGAGTGCTGACCCAGACGCTCGCATCCGTGTAGGTGTGCACACTGCGACTGGCAACGCAGGTACGATCACCAACAGGATAACGACGCCGGGTGGCATCACCTTCGTTGACGACAACGTGGATCAATCCGTTCCGAGTGGCGGAACTCTAGCGGCGGGCGTGAGGATTGGCGAGTGGATCGAAGAGAACCTGCCAGCGAGCGACACGCCGCACAGGACGACTTTCACGCTTCAACTCACGGGGACGACAGTATGAACGACGTTGATGAGATCATGGCTAGGGTCCAGACTGGCGGTAAGGTCACGCACGAGGAAGCCGAGTTCGTTGTGCGTAACGTCCAACGCCGTTGCAAGGGACCGATCAAGCCGGAGTATGTGGATCAGTACGCAGAGTTCCGCGCAGGCGCGGGAAGCTTCGGCGGGCAGGAGAAGGGCTACGATCTAGCAGCGTTCGACGCCGTAGCTCGCCTCGGCTGCGGAGCTGACTTCAACGACTTGCTCTGCACGTTCCCGTTCGACGGGACCGAGCACAGCGAGCCATGCCAGAACTGTGGGACTGTGATCTCATTTAGATCGCCCTTCTTCTTAGTGAGCGGATGAGCATAAACGCAGCTAACCTCACCGCATGGAACGCGGCTAACGCTCCGCAGAACGATACGAGCACTGCTGGCGGTGGACAAGACACGCTATCGCCGTTGAGTGGGTGGGCGGCTGATCCGCTGACTAACAACTTGCAAGTTGGCACGAACGATGCGGTGGACACGACTCAGACGGTGACAGTTAAAAGTAGGAACTCGGTATCTTCTGGCACTGGTGAGTTAAATACGCAGACTGTCACTCTCACCGGCACTACATTTGTTAATCTCACATTACTGGGCTCGTCTGAGAGAATCCTATCCGTCAGTGTCAGTGCAATAACTGATACTGATTTAGTGGTTAGGAGAAGCAGCACGCCGTTCACAGTCTACATTAACATAACGTCTCAGTCTACGGGTGCTCTCAGATGGTCCAGAGTGTTCCCAAACGCTGCGTCAGATGCAAGTGTTACGTTAACTCGATACGACAAGACGTTCTGGAAGAACGGGGACGGACTGACAGCGTTGAATCCGACGTATCGGCTAACAGCGGACCCAGCAGCGAT